ATTCAATCAATCCGAGCGGATTTAGGTGTTACTCGACACGAATATTTTCTAGACATTAGATCACGTTCTGGGCTTTCTAGAAAGCTTGTGTTTCCTGTTACTGGTACGGTTGACAGGAACTATAGGGGAGAGATTGGTGTTGTTCTAGCCAATCTTGGCAAAGAGCCGTATAGCATTAAACAAGGGGATCGTATTGCTCAACTAGTTGTTCAATTGATTGTAGCTAATGGGCCACACAACAGAGTAACGTTTACGGAGACAGATGCTGTTAAAGACTCAAATCGTGGCACTGGTGGATTCGGTTCAACAGGTGCTTGATATGCTTGTAAAGGATGTTGTTGCAATCAAGCCCGGAGCATTTATAAAAGGTTTAAAGTTTTTAGACCAAGAAAATTTTGATATATGGAAAGGAAGAAGAGCTACGTTTAATTTAAACAATTGGGTGATACCAGAAAAGCTCAATATTACCGATTACACAATTCGCACTCCTTGGTTTTCTCAACCAATATCTAAGGTTTATAACAGCACAGAAATAAACGAGTTGTTGGTTGGAGAAAAATACAAGCAACTAAAAGAAGATGATGAATCTGTTTATGGTTGGAATGATGTAGGTTGGGCTTCATTTAAGCTTCACGAACCAATTGGAGTTCATTTAGGCATATACAAGTTAGCTGTTGATTCAGTATCAAACGCAATACTTTTTTACACCAAAATATTACGAAACGACGGCAAGGTTGGGTTTATATCGTTTTCCACAAAAAACATAGAAGAAAACGAGTTGGAATTACTATGATAACAAAACCTATTGTTGTGATTGATGGATTAAACTATTTCACCCGAAGCTTTATGGTTAACGAAGCTGTGACTGCTGGAGGTGATTTAGTTGGCGGGGTTGTTGGGTTTGTTCGTGGTCTTGGCAGCATTATTTCGCAACTAAGACCAGATCGTGTGTTTGTTGTATGGGAGCAAGGTGGTCCCTCTCCAAGACGTAAGCACATTTATTCTGAATACAAGGCAAACCGAGCAACAAACAAAGGATTACAAGAAATGTATCGCAACGATGGAAAGTTCAATCCATCCAGCAATACAAAAAACAAAGTTTTTCAACTTCAACTATTAAGCAAGGCTTTGGGACATTTACCTGTTTGTCAGATTTATGTTCAAGACACAGAAGCCGATGACATTATCGCATATCTTGTAAAACGTAAGTTTCAAACCAAAGATAGCACCAAGATTGTTATTAGCAGCGACAAAGACTTTTATCAGTTATTGGAAGATAAAACAGTAAGAATATTTGATCCAGCCAAAAAGATTCTTATTGATTCTGCTTATGTGTTAGAAAAGTTTAATGTGTCTGCTCGCAACATTACTTTGGCTCGATCTGTTATTGGAGATGTTAGCGATAACTTAAACGGTGTTCCCGGTGTTGGGTTTAAAACCCTTGCAAGTCGTTTTAAAGATTTTGCAAGAGAAGATGTTGACTTAGACCAAGCTTGGCTCATGGAAGCGGCTAACAACGAAATAAAAAGCAGTAAAAAGGCACCAAAATGTTTTGCTGACATTGTTAGTCATTCATCTATTGTGGCAAGGAACTGGCAGTTAATGTATTTGGATACTTCTTGTTTGGCGGCAAACCAAATTGCCAAGGTAGATTACAGAGTTGAAAATTTTCAACCTGTGGCCGACAAACTTAACTTTATAAAAACCTTTACAGCAGCCGACATTCCCTTAACAAATGATTTAGATTTCACGTTTTCTATGGCAAAAACGTTAATCAGATAGTTTGGGGCAACCTTCTAAGACGGTGATAGTTACAACTTAACCTGTAACGTTGTGAACCGTTTTATTTTTCGTTTTTGGGATGCTAAACTAACTTTAGTCTTATTCAAGTGAATTGGAGCAAAAACAATATGTCTTCGACAAAAACAAACGGTGTATCAGGATTTGGTAACCTTGGCAAGAGTTTTCAAGAAAAGGTGTTACAAGCACTTCTAACAGATCGTCAATGGGCAACTCAGTTCATTGAAGTGTTTTCTGTAGATGAATGTCTTGAGCCTGTATATCTCAAGCTTATTGCCAACAAGTTTATCAACTACTACAACAGCTACAAAGAGTTTCCCACAATGGATTTGCTCATTACCATCATTAAAGATGAATTGAGCAGTAACTCTGATCTTGTTCTTCGTGAACAATGTCATGGCTTTCTTCAAAAGGTTATTCGCAGCGAGGAAATGAACGATCTTCCTTGGGTAAAGGAAAAAGCTTTTACCTTCTGCCGTCAGCAACTGCTTAAGAAGGCTCTTTCTGAATCGGTTGATATCATTCTTACCGACAAGTATGAAACCGTTGTTGATATCATGAAAACAGCTATTGCTGCTGGTGTAGCGTCTTCTCCCGGTCATGACTACAACAACGATATTGATGCACGTTATTCAGTAACATTCCGTCATCCAATTGCTACTGGCATTGCAGAACTAGATGAAAAGAAAGTTATGGCTGGAGGATTGGGGGCTGGAGAAATCGGAATTGTTGTAGCTCCATCCGGTGTTGGTAAATCTCATCTTCTTACCCATTTTGGTTCTCAAGCTCTTCTTAAGGGCAAGAACGTTTATCACTACACAATGGAACTTAATGAACGCTATGTAGGCATTCGTTATGATTCACACCTAACAGAAATTAACAGCAGCGATTGTATTGATGCAAAAGATATCATCAAAGACTTTTTTGAAGCAAACAAAGACCATCTTGGCAGACTTATCATTAAAGAATTTCCAGCACGTTCAATTACTTGCAACACCATTAAAGCTCATATTGAGAAAATGAGTTACAAGGGTATCAAGCCCGATCTTGTCATTATTGACTATGCTGGTATTATTCGTTCAACAGAACGTTACGATCTTCCTCGTCTTGAGATGCAATACGTAATTCAAGAAATTCGTAAAATGGCTAAAGAGCTTGATTGTCCGGTATGGACAGCTTTGCAATCAAACAAAGATGGTGCAAAGAGTGATATTGTTGATCTTACAAACATGGCAGAATCATATGGTCAAGCAGCAGAAGCAGATTTCGTACTTGGTCTTCAACGATTGAGCACACAAAAGGCAACAGGTCTTGGAACATTGTTTGTAGCCAAGAACCGATTTGGGATTGATGGCTTGCAGTTTAAGGTTCATGTTGATACCGCCCGCAGCAAGCTTCGTGTTCTTACCGCTGATGAAGTTGAAGGTTTGCAACTTGATATGGAAGCAGAAAAAGAACGCATTCAAGATGACACGGTAAGTCGATTTAAAGAAGCAATCAAGAAAAGCAAGCAAAAGTTTCAAATGACGAAACTTACCGATCATCAATAATAGGAGATACATAACATGTTGTTAGATGGACGCATAACATATAAGCCATTTGCTTATGATAAAGCACACGATTATTGGCTCAAGCAACAGCAAGCTCATTGGCTTCCTTCAGAAGTTCAAATGGCTTCTGATATTCAAGATTGGGCTGAGAACCTAACAGCAGAAGAAAAGCAAGTTGTTGGTGGTGTATTAAAAGGCTTTATTCAAACCGAGCTTGTTGTAAACGATTACTGGACAACAAAAATCGCTAAGTGGTTTCCTCACCCAGAAATTGTTATGATGGGCACAGCTTTTGGTAACATGGAAACTGTTCACACAATCGGTTATGCGTACCTCAATGACTCACTTGGTTTAACTGAATATGACGCATTTCTTCAAGAGCCAACAGCCAAGGCAAAAATTGATCGTTTGGTTGAAGTAAAAGGAGATGACAAACATGATATCGCCCGTTCGCTTGCTATCTTTTCTGGTTTTACAGAAGGAGTATCTTTGTTTTCCTCTTTTGCAATATTGTTCAATTTCTCCCGCTTTAACAAGCTTAAGGGAGTGGGACAGATTATCTCTTGGTCAGTTAGAGACGAATCTTTGCACAGCGAAGCAGGGTGTTGGTTGTTCCGTGAATTCATTAAAGAATACCCAGAAGTGTGGACAGATGAAGTAAAGAAATCTGTATATCAAGCCGCAAGAGATACTATAGAACTTGAAGATGATTTCATTGACAAAGTTTTTCAAAACTGTAAGATTGAGGGTATTGATTCACATGACATAAAACAGTTTATTCGATATCGAGCAAACACCAAACTTGGCGAGCTTGGTCTTAAAATGAATTGGAAGAATATCGATCAAGACGCTGTAAAGCGTATGTCATGGTTTGATCTTATGACTGCTGGAGTTGAACACACTGATTTCTTTGCACAAAAGGTTACAAGCTACTCCAAAGGTCATGTTGATTTTTCAAATATCTGGGAAGGAAAATGAATATGTCTACCGCAACAGAACTACAAAAACTAAAAGCAGATAACGAAGCACCAGAATGGCTTACAGAAGAAAGCTATAGAATGCTTCGTGGTACATATCTTCTTAAAGATGAAACACCTCGTCAAATGTGGCAACGTGTTTCTAACTCTTCTGCACGATATCTTAACCGTATGGATTTAGCTCCAAAGTTTTTCGATCTTATGTGGAAGAACTGGCTAGGTCTTGCTACACCAGTTGCTGCCAACACAGGAACAACAAGAGGACTTCCCATTTCATGCTTTTCTGTTTATGTCCCAGATTCTATTGACGGCATTATGAGTTCTATGCATGAGCTGGCATCAATGACCAAGAATGGTGGTGGTGTTGGTGTACATTGGAATGGTGTACGTCCACAAGGAGCTAACATTCGTGATAATGGAAAGTCAGAAGGTGTTGTTCCATTTATCAAGATTCAAGACAGCACAACCATTGGTGTATCTCAAGGTGGTGTTCGCAGAGGAGCTTCAGCAGCATATCTTCCAGTAGATCATGGTGACTTCTGGCAATTCATTCGTATGCGTAGACCAGAAGGAGATCAAAATCGTCAATGCTTAAACACACATCATGGCATTTGCATCACAGATGATTTTATTGCAAGAGCAAAAGCTGGAGATAGAGAAGCAAGAGAAAAGTGGCAAGAAATTCTAAAAGCCAGAATGGAAACAGGTGAACCATATCTTTTCTTTACCGATAACGTTGCACGTAATCGTCCCGATTGCTACAAAGAGCGTAATCTAGATGTACACGGATCAAACATCTGTACAGAGATTTTCCTTCACACAGATAAGGATCATAGCTTTGTTTGTTGCCTTTCTTCCATGAACCTTGCTCGTTGGGATGAATGGAAAGACACAGATGCAGTAGAGCTTGCTACATGGTTCCTTGACGGTATTCTTTCAGAGTTTATCGATAAAGCTTCTAAAATTCCCGGCTTTGAAAGAGCAGTACGTTCAGCAGAAAAAGGAAGAGCTATCGGTCTTGGAGTTCTTGGATTTCACACATACCTTCAAGAACACATGATTCCAGTTGATTCATTTGAAGCGTTTCGTATTAACGGTCAAATGTTTTCTGGTATGCACAAAAAGGCTTTTAAAGCCTCTACAGAGCTCGCAAAACAATATGGTGAACCAGAGTGGTGTGTTGGTTCTGGACGACGTAATAGCCACCTTATTGCTCTTGCACCAACCGTTTCTAACTCACTTATCTCGGGCAACGTTTCTCCAAGCATCGAACCTTGGGCCGCAAACGTGTTCGTTCAAAAAAGCGCAAAAGGAACCATTATTCAACAAAACAAAACCCTTGTTGCTCTTTTAGAAAAGAAAAACAAGAACACAGACGAAGTATGGAAAAGCATTGAACGTGAGAATGGTTCAGTTCAACATTTAGATTTTCTAACCGCAGAAGAGAAGGAAGTATTTTTGACTGCAAGAGAGCTTAACCAATTTACCTTGATTAAACTTGCAGGGCAACGCCAACGTTGGATCGATCAAGGCCAAAGCTTGAATCTATTCTTTCCAGAAAACGCTGATCCAAAATACATTCATGAAGTTCATTTAATGGCACATGCTGAAGGATTGAATTCATTGTATTATCTACGCACCAGTTCTGTTATTAGAGGCGATAGTGGAAGCAGAGAATACAAGCGAGAAAGCACTGAATGTAAAGCTTGTGAAGGCTGATACACTATTTAGTGTGTATGAGCTTTATAAACAAAATTAGATTTGGCAACCTTTCCTTAAAGGAAAAAGAAATCTCGTTAAAGGATGACGAAGTAAGTCGCAAGCTACAAAAGCTTGGCTTATATGAAGCGTTGTTTGAGATGCCGCCACCAGAAAACTCTTCAGATGAAACCAAATCTGATTTAAAACTGTTAAGTGAGTTAACTTCTAATGTTTCAGATGTAACATTAGAGTTTTGCAAAAGTGCTGAAAAAGATAGCGTTCAATTGTTTGTAAATCTTCTTAAAAGGCATGGAATCACCGAGATCACAAAAAATCATTTAGAAAAAGTGTTAGATCAAGCTGAACCTTTGCTGTTTAGACTTAAAGATCATTATAATCGTGCAAGACCAAATCAAGTAGCTTACTACTACAACATTGATCTAGCTGTTCCTATTGATACTACAAACGCAAATCATCCTGCGTATCCTGCTGGACATTCTTATGAAGGTTATATTCTAGCAAACTTACTTGCAGAGAAATACCCAACGCATAAAGAAAGTTTGCTTAAGTTGGGTAAGAACGTAGGATTATCTAGAATCGTTTTAGGACTTCATTATAAATCCGATCACGAATTCGGTCGTTATTTGGGGAAGTTATTGATTGACAATCAATTGATATCACTAACAGTGTAAAATTTACATAGTTAGAGTTAGGTTGAAATGAAAACAAAGCTTTTTGATTATATCTTTGAAAACACACACGAACTTGAAGAAGCTATGGGAATAAGCACAGGTGGTGCAAGTTTAGCTTCTTCTGGTCAAATCGGTGGTGGTATGCAACTTCCTCTTGGAATGAAACCGGGACAAAAGGTAAAGAAACGCCGCAAAGGAAAAGTTATTTCAGCTTCTCCAGCGGTTCATAATCCCGATGCTTTGGCGTTGCAAGAAATGCCTCATGTGGCGTATGATGATTACGAGCCAAAAGATTTTGAAGTAGAAAAGCTTGATATTTCTCCAGAGGAAAAAAGAAAGCTTATGCTAGCGTTTCGTGGTAATGGTGTTCTTTGTCATGGTCCAGATGGTGAATGGATGGTATGCACCTTGGATGATGTACGCAAAGCAACAAAACAAGAGATTAATGATGAAAGCTTTCCTCGTTTAGATGTTACTTTAGAATACGAGCATGACATACAAGAAAGCTTTGGAGCAATGCATAAACCGGATTTCAAGGGACCAGCTATGCCGGGACTATGGAAAGGTTTAGAAGATCCAGAAGAACCTGTAAAAACAGGTTCACCAGAGCTTGATAAGGATATCGAAGACTACTCTGAATAGCTTGCAGGCCCACCGTACAGTCTACGAAAAAACTTAGATCCTGCCATTTCAATCAGCCGAGCCGCATCTTTTTCTGTGAACTTTGGATATTTTTCAACTAAAAGCCGAACCAGTTTATTACCGTTGTCAAACGTTTCTTGGATTTTTGTGTCATGAGACGTTGCTTTATAAGCCCAAAGCCAACCATAAGATGCTGGGTTTAGTTTACGCTCTTGCAAATAATCAAGAAATACTTGCTCGTCCTGCACATCAATGCTTTCGTCTGAAAGTTGCTCGACATATTGATTTAAATGATGCGCTGCCGGACCCTCAAACACACGATCAAGTAAATGCATGGCAAGCCAATTGCCAAGCCATTTACGCTGGTATACACCCTTGTCTGATAATTCATACATTTTCTGCCAAACAAATTGACTTGCTGGTTTAAGAGAATCGTCGCTCATTAACCATTCACCTGTTTCATACATAACCATTTGATAAGCTAACGGACCAAAGCTTGCAACACCGGCAGATTTGTTTACACTCCACAAATCATCTTGGGCATGAGAGTAATCAATCATGCCAGCTATAGCTCGTCGAGCAATACGTTTTGCTATTTCGTCTTCTGTTGCTGGATAATCTTCTAGACGGACGTTTAGATTCCAACCGCTTTCTTCCAACGTTTTTAGAACACTAAACACTCTATCCGTTGAAACCAAAACAATGTTGTGTTCATTTCGGTTGCTGAGTAAATTTTGATAATGATCTTTGCTTATAGCTGCAACTCCTTTATCAAGAGCTTCTGTTGCTGTACGGGCTCCTTCATTGATGTATATGATTGGATATAGTTTCATAATTCTTACTCCGAATAACTTGCTTCTGAATCATACATTTTATCCCAAAAAGCTTTTGCTGCTTTTGCGATTGTTTCTACTATTGTTTCGGTTGAATACTCGTTTTCTTGTGCTATATTTTCAATTGTTTCTTTGCCTTTAACATACAAAGGTTTTACGTTTATAGGAGAAGAAAGGTTGTAAGCCCAAAGAAATCCATAGTCTTCTGGTTTTAAACCATGCACTTCCAACCAATCAAAAAAATCTTCTTCATTTTCGTAGCCAACGTTGTTGTCGGTGACATCTTGAATATATTTTTCTAAATCTTGTTCTATATCCGCTCGATTAACTAGAAGATCAAAGTTCCAATCTGCAAGCCATTTACGTTCGTAAATTCCTTTGTTTGAAAACTCATACATTTTCTTCCAAACGTGTTTGCTCGCAGGTTTAAGAGAAGTATCACTCATTAACCAATTACGGTTGCCGATATGTTGCATAACGATTTGATAAGCTAATGGGCCATAGTCTAAAATACCAGCACTTGCATTTACCTTATATAAATCGAAATCTTCATTATCGAAATCAATTAAACCAACAATTCCGTCTTTGTTGGATATGATATCTACAACTTGTGATAAGTCGTGGCCCAAAGCAAACGCATTGGTTAATGTTTTTACATTAAACAATACTATGGTATCGCCCCACATATTTGCGCTTATAACAGCAACACCTTCCGAAGTAGCTTGAGCGGGGGTTTTTGCTGCTTCGTTTATGTATAATAGCGGATATAATTTCATCATTGTTTCCTATGCCTTTTATATAACCGGTCAAATTGCTTGCCATAAGCACCCATTAACACATTGGTAATATCTAGTTTATTTACGTTAAAGTTATCGGCCAATTCTTCGATAGCTGCATCACCAGCTTCGATCAGTTTCGATACGTCTTTTGATCGTCCACCAGAACGACGATAAGCATAAAACGGTCCAAGTTTTTCGTTGTTTTCAGAGTTTAGCTTTTGAACAAAGTCAACATCGAATTCTGTTTCTGTTATCGGAGTTTCGTTTTCAATTTTATTCAACACATTCCGTATGTTTTTTTGCTCAAACATATCTGACACATTCCAACTGGTTATAAGTTCATCTGAACCCCAGTTTCCAATCCAGCTATGTTCAACATCAGAACGAGTATACATTACGTTCCAAACTCTACGTGAATCTGGAGTAAGAGTAAAATCAGAACGTATATAATTGGGATATATTGAAGCCATTACCATTTCGTATATTAAAGGCCCATATTTTTGTACTGCGGCAGAAGTAAGAACCATCCAAAGATCGTCTCTTTTTGGCGTATCTTTTCGTGTAGCCATTACAGAACCAACAATTACACGGTTTCCAAAATACGTTTCTAACCAATCAAGAACTTCTTCCTTTGAATTCAATCTGTCTTGATGTTTTGAAAAGTATGACTCAGTTGCTTGTATACAACGCTCGGGACTGAACAATATAAAAACTAGTTCTTCGCTGCTTTTCCAAATGTATAAACCTAAACCAGCTTTTAAAGCTTCTTTAGAGGTTTTAGCAGCTTCGTATAATATGTTGGTTAGTTTCATTTTAATCACTTGCGCTTGAGCCATACAAACGGTCGAATAGTTTTGCGCCTGCATTTTTCAACAATTGTTTTGCATCTTTTTCGTTGATATTATATTCATCGCCTAAAACTTTTATAATATTTTCACCACTGTTAAACATATCAACAATTAATGGATCGTGAGATGTTTTGCTATAACACCAAAAGTTTCCAACGATATGCGGTTCAATGTTCGTGTTTGTTTTCAACCAATCCAAAAATGCTTCTTCGGTTGGTGCAATTCGTTCTCTTTCAAGTAAATCGATATAATCATAAAATGTGGTGCGAGGCAAGTTTTTAGGAATTCTTTCATATATTTCTCTGTATGAATATAACCCAAGGAACTTGCGTTCGTAAACTCCTCGTTCAGAAAGTTCAAACATTTTTTCCCAAACTCTTTGGCTGGCTGGTTTTAAACTTGTGTCGCTTGCAAGCCAAGCTGGGCTAATCACATACATCACAATTTGATAAGCCAAAGGGCCAAAAGAGCTAACAGCACCGCTGCTGCTAATTTGAAACAAATCATCAAATCTTTGATTTTTCAAATAAGCAATAGTGCCCACAAGAGCTCTGTTGGCTGCACTGCGGGATGCATCAGTTGGTTTTGAATTTCTGGGTCGAGCAGCTTTTAAAAGTCGCTCGTTGTCGAACAAAGTTATGTGATTGAAATATGTGTCTTTTGGACCTCTTGTTATAACAGCCGATACGCCTTTTGATAAAGCTTCTTCTGCCGTTCTTGCCCCTTCGTATACAATTGGATATAGTTTCATAGTTTCCTTATAACTAGTTTTTCGTTGCCTTTTAAACCCATATCTTTGCACCAACCACCTCTTACCTCAACAACGTATTTGACGGGCTTAGAAAAGCTTCTAGAGGCCGTAGACATAGCTTCTAAATTCAGTATCTCAACAAGACGGTTGTGCTTGTCAAAACCCATGCAGTCAATATCAAAAGGAACGGTATGCATCCAATAAGATTGTGGATGTTCATGTTCATGAACAAAAAGCATTCCATAATAATCGTTGGGAGGTTGATTCCATCCCATAAAGCCTTTGGAACGTAAATGTGGTTTGTTTAAAATCTTTAATGCTAGTGGAACATAACCAATAGAAGAGAAGCAATACATAACCATATATATTTCTTTCAAATCATGTTCAACTTTTTCAAACGCAATAAACCTCAAGCAAAAACCAAGTCAATCCAACAACAACTTTTAGAGTTGCCTCTTGGAAGCTTTGTTGTTTTATCATTAAACCCTGATATATGCGCTCAACATATGTTGAAAGGCACCAATAGGTTTGATGAAGTTGTTATATCAACCAACAAGCTTAAAGGATTGGTTAAAGCTGTTTATGTGGCTGATGTAACAAACTATGTTTATGTAGAAGTTATTGGATTGGTTGTTAATGATGGAGTTGCAACACGAAAAGAATATGTCGTGATGCAAGGAGAAATATTGTCAATCAAAGTATGCGACGTTTGATTCCAGCCATTCTTTGCCAACGATCTAAGTCAAAACCCAAAGATTCAGCCAATGGTTGAGCTGCTTGTTCTTCTTTTTTCTTTTTGGCACCGCTTGGTGGATATTTTTCTTTTGGAGTATCTGCACTAGCTGTACCGGCTGGGTGAGGATGCTTACTTGGATCAGCGAAGCCACCGGGACCATACAAAAATACTTCTGCATCAACGTCTTTTAATGCAGCACGCACATCATCAATGTTTTTGGGATCGTCGTCATAAAAGTGTATTTCATCTGGTTGTTCTTCTGGTTTGCGTGCATCAAAGTATGTTTTTTTGATTTGTTTACCTTTGTTGCCGCCACCCATACCTTTTACTGGTTGACCAGCTTTGGTGCTCAAGGTTATGCCTTGATCAGACATGAACTTTGCCAAATCTGTTTCAACAGAAGGTGGATGCTCTTTACCACCAAAATCTTTTGGATTTGATCGTTCTCCAGATTTAATAGCACTTTCACCAGAACGTGCAGTAATGATTTGAGTTTCGGCACCGGGAGGAGCGTTCTTCACACGGTTCAACGTTGAATCGATTGGTTCAGCATTTTTAGCTGTAGAAGAAGGGCTATAGTCCGCAACAAGAACAAGCTTACCGGCTTGTTCTTGATTTCCCGGTGCGGGCTTGTCGGGTGCTATAAGGTTTATATCTGCAAGCTTACGAGCTTTTGTTAAACCAGCGGAGTTAACATAAACGGCGAATCCTTCTACTCCATCTGGTTGTTCGATTGAACTTCCTTTTGGCCCTTTAAGAAGTTCTTTTTGCAAACCGTTTTGGGTTACCCAAGCTTGTGCTTCTTGCGCTGTTTTCCAAACCGGTGATCCATCTTTATACATCATGATACCGTTAGAGTCTGATGTTACACCAAGAGTATCATCAAAGTCAAAGATGTGAGCTTGTTTGTCTGGTGCTGCGTCACCGGGAATCGGTTCGCCCTCATCTTGCTGAACAACACCTTTTCTTTCGGATTGTTTTTCGTCTTGCTCAAACAACCAACGATAAACGATTTGGTCTTTTTTGTCTCTTAACATTGTTGTGAGCTCCTGTTTTAACTATCACCAACGACGACGAATGCCGGGAAGATGGATTTTGCGAATACGGCTTTCTGTTTGAATATCAAAACCGGGTTTTGCGTTAATATCGCCGCTTTGCAAAGCCGTGCCCAATCCTTCTGGGCCGGGGCCACCATCACCAAGACCAGTTTGAGGCATGATTGGTCTAGGAAACTTTCCTGCTGGTGGTAATGCTTTGCAGTTTGTTGCAAGAGTTGCAGCAGCTTCTGACCAACCTTGTACATAATCGTTTGAAACCGTACCAACTTTAACTTCTAGAAGGGCACCTCTGGCATCACCTTCGGCTGCTCCGCTTCGCATTCCACCAAACTCGCCTGCCTCTGGTGGTACCGCTCCCGGTGTTGATGCAGTGTCTGGTTGAGTGTTTGAGTCAGCACCTAGAGCAACCCGTTTCAATACATCTTTGGCCCAAGGTTGTTTTGAAGCAAGTTGTTTTGCAAACATTATGCTCGTTGGTTTGGCAGTATTTTCCAGTTTTCCTTTAAGTTGTTCAAAAACTTCCGTGCCCATAAACAATGGACCAGAAACAAATTTTGTTATAATGTCTTCAAGAGACATGGCATATATGTTCATGCCTTTTTTAACACCTTGAGTTGGTACATTTTGCTTTGTAACCGCAATCGCTGCTTGAGTCATCTTAAGAGCCATTTCTGGGTCTGGTATATCAATGTCAATGCAAGCCAACTGGATTTGTGGGTTGAAAACCATTGCTTGTGACCAACGGTGGTGACCATCGATAACATATTTTCCACCGGCTGTGATGATTGGGTCGCCGCCCTTCCAAGCCCCACCAGCATAAAAATTTGCTATAAGACTGGGGTTTTTAAAAGAAAACGCAACTGAGTTCGAAAGATCGATTTCGCTTTGCGTTGGTTGCAAAGCTGATCCTGCGATTGTCGCAGGTTTAACAGCTACGGATTCGTCTGTGGGGTTGCCGTCTTTTTTGCCAGCAGCCAAGAATGCATGAAGTTTTGGATCTTTTGCAACTTTTTTTAATTCTTGAACAAACTGTTCATATGGCATTGACCAAAGCTTTTGAATTTTTTCTGCGGTTAATGGATCGGGAGCACTAGCATCTTTAGCAGCATCTCCACCACCAGCAGCAGCAGCCTTTTCTTCTTGTTCAAACAACCAGTTATACAAATCACGATCAGATCTTATAGATTTTCTCATTTTAGTTCTCCTATTATTTTAGAGTATCACATGATATATATTATTATGGTTAACGATTTGTTGCGTGAACTTATACAACTTCTTGTTTTAGAAGCCGCATTCAATACAAAGCTTCTTAAGAAGATGGGTTACAAATATGTTGGCCGCAATAAACGTATTGCTTCAGATACTTTTATTCACGCTAAAGACGATAACAATCCTTCTTACCATAAAACCTTGAGCAAACGTATAAATAAAAACTTAAGTAAAGGTGGCTACTATCGTAGCAAAAAACACGATACCCTTAAAGACCCACCTGCTATGGGCGTATCTTGGACAAAAGGAGAAAAGGGTTAAACCATGCCAGCAAAAAAAGTTAAAGACTTAATAGAGTTCAACAACAGCGTTCCCGACGACTTCAAAGTTAAAGTAATGTTGGGAGGAAGTCAAATTCGTTTGGCTGCTTCGTTTATAAACAACAAAGGTAAAACAATTTATCAACAGGATGATATTCGTAAATCATATTACGGAAAGTCTTTTGAAAATTTAAAAGTCGAAAAAGGAACTGAATCTGCTATAGAAAGATACGAAGACCCAACAGATAAACCTATGTTTCCTTGGGGTTCAGCTAGTTGCAAACCAAACAATGATAAACATAAATACAAATGCAACAACGCTTGGTTTATCAGTCTTACTGAAGTTGCTAAAGGTTATGGCCCAATGCTTTATGATTGCTTGATTGCCAAGCTGGGTGAATATGGTTTTGGTTTAACTGCTGATAGAGGCATGGTTTCTGCAACAGCGGCAGCAGTTTGGAGCGCATATCTTACTGATCGTCCAGATGTAAAAAGAAAAAAACTGGACTTGGATAATTCAACACCAGAAACTGAAGACGATTGTTATGCTAAACATTCTTCTATTCCTAGTTGGAATACTTGGTTAGCAGACCCAAAAAAAGGTTTGTTGCAAAGTGACGAAGAACACGAAAAAGAAGTAGAAAAAAGAAAAATCATGCGTGTGGCTGTTAACTTTGCTTATTTTGACGACGGAATCGTCACGCTTAATGAATTAAGCCAAGCCGGACTTTTGGTTGATCAAACGTTTGGATTGAATGAGAACTATGTTGTTCGACGTTTGTATGAAAGCTTTCTCAGAGATTTAAAGCTTTGACATTAATTTTCTTTGTTGTTATGCTTTAAGCATGACATATCATCACGTTGACCAAACGTATTTCGAATTAATCAATGATGTTCTCACTAATGGTGTAGAAAAAACTGATCGCACTGGTACAGGAACAATCTCGGTATTCGGTAGACAAGTTCGTTATGACTTGTCTTTAGGATTTCCTATCCTAACCTCTAAACGAGTTCACTGGAAGTCTGTTGTTGGAGAACTGCTATGGTTCCTCAAAGGTGATACCAATATTAAGTGGTTAAAGGAGAACGGTATTTCTATCTGGGATGAATGGGCAGACAAGGATGGAAACCTTGGACCTGTTTATGGTAAACAATGGAGAGATTGGAACGGTGTTGATCAGATCAAACAACTGATTCAACAGATCAAGACTAGTCCAGACTCACGAAGACTTATTGTATCTGCATGGAACGTTGGAGATATTCCTAACATGGCTCTTGCTCCATGCCATACGATGTTCCAATTCTATGTGGTAAATGGTAAACTTAGTTGCCAGCTATATCAACGCAGCGGGGATCTTGGATTGGGAATTCCCTTTAATGTTGCTTCATATGCGCTTCTAACACATATGATTGCTCAGGTGTGTGGACTAGAGGTTGGAGATTTTGTGCATACCTTTGGTGACTTGCACATTTATTCAAACCACGTTGAAGCGTTGAAACAACAGTTGCATAGAACACCATATCCAATGCCTAGATTGATGTTAGCTAAGACTGTTACGGATATTGATGGATTCGATTTTGGCAAGGTGACATTAGATGGTTACCAACATCACCCGTCGATTAAGTTGCCTGTGGCTGTTTAAGACTCTTGAGCTTTCTTTGCCATATCTGTTAATGTAGAGACTTGAGATTTAATCGTTTCTACATCTTTGGTGAGAGCAGAGGAATCATTGCCACCAGATGTGGTGGTTCCTGTAGTTGATATCGTTCCCGGTCCTTTGGGAACCGTAGTTGCTGCTGCTGTTTGATCTGCTCCTGTAGTTGAACGTGACTTTGTGGGTTCTTGCTTTCTCTCCCCAGAGGATTTTTGAATAACGTTGATATCTTTTTTCATTTGATCAACGTCTTTGGTTATAGGTTCCAATGCTGTTTTAACAGCATCAGCAACATCTTTCCCAATATCAACGTTCATACTTGCGTCGTCTGCTTCGAAAAGAATAGGATAAAGCTTAACGGTTTTCATTGTTTATAGATATAACTTTATCTTAGATTTGTGTTATGCTAATGTGGTATTATAAAGGAGTAAACGTATGTTTGAATTACAAATTAAAAATCCGCTGCTAGCAAAGCCAGAAATTACGGATTCTGGAGAAGTTTCGGTGAAGTATAAATCACCAAACATTATTTACGTTAACAAGTTCAACGAAGAATCGGCTAAAGAGTTTATTGAAGCAATGGTTAGTGCCCAAAACACAGGGCAAACAATTATTCCAATTGTAATTGATTCTTATGGTGGAGAAGTATATTCTCTTCTTAAGATGATTGATATGATTAAAGCTTCAACTGTTCCTGTTGCAACTATTTGCATGGGAAAAGCTATGTCTTGCGGAGCTGTTTTGCTTTCTTGTGGAGCAGAAGGTCATCGTTATATGGCACCAACAGGAACAGTTATGATTCACGACGTTGCTAGTTTTGCTATGGGCAAGGTTGAAGAAATCAAAGCAGATGCCAAGGAATCTGATCGTCTTAACAAGTTGATCTTTAAAATCATGGCAGACAACTGCGGCAAAGAAGTACCTTACTTTTCAAAACTTGTTCATGAACACGGCCACGCAGATTGGTTCTTGGATGCAGAAGAATGCAAGAAGCACGGAATTGTTAATCACCTTCGTATTCCAAAGATTAAAGTATCTTTTGACGTTGAAACAACCTTTGGTTGATGTTTCATGTGCATAGTCTCGATCATTGTTGCAAAAAGTAAAAACAACGTTATCGGAAACAACAACTTGCTTCCGTGGAAACTACCTTCTGATTTAAAGCACTTTAAAACTATAACCCAAAACTCTGTTATTATCATGGGAAGGAAAACTTATGAAAGCATTGGTAAGCCTCTCCCAAACCGTTTAAACGTCGTTGTAAGCACTCAAAAAAACTTGAACTTACCAAACAACGTTACAGTTTGCAATGACCCTAATGAGGCGTTAAAAGCTTCAAGAGTGTTGTGTTTAAAACATAACATAAACAACATATGGATTATAGGTGGAGCAGCAATATATCAACAATTTATCAAACGTGCAGATAAAATGGTTATTACAACCATTGATGAAGATTGTGAAGGAGACACAACCTTCCCAGTTTATAAATCTGATTTTTGGAAATTAACAGATTGTGTTGACTGTTATGATGTTGAAGGTTATATGCTGGATAATCCAATGCAAATCGGATTAAAATACAAAATAGAAGAATTTGAAAGGATTTTTTGATGACTAAATCATTTACAGAACTAGCAACCAATATTGGTGAATTGGTAGAAAGTAAAAACAAAGCATATGGCTCTGCCTTTGACAAGTGTGGTGATTTCTTAAAAGTTCTATATCCAGAAGGAATCAAACCAGAACAATATAAAGATATGCTTTGCATTGTTAGAGTGTTTGATAAGTTAATGCGTATTGCAACAAGCTA